TGGTTAAAGTCCCACTCAGACTTGGAGATCCAGTCAAAGATATTCTTGGATCATTAGAAGCTCCATAAAAATCTGCAAAATCTATTGCAGTTCCTTGAGTGTTATTTATAGTTTTGCCAGGAGCTTCATATAAATTCCTTATGTCTTGGTCGTTTATAGAACAAGACGTGTTGGTTGTACCACCTGCTTCTTGATGTATTTGGTCAAGAGTTATTAAACCGCTAGTCGCTAGAGACATTTTTTAATTCTTCTACTTGGTTGCTTAAATCTTTTACTGCTTCAATTAACAAACCAACAGTATTTGCATACTTCATAGTTTTAACTACGCCTAAATCTTTATCTTGATGTTCATCTACTAGCTCTGGAATTACTTTTTCTACTTCGTTAGCTACAACTCCAATTTCTTTTGTGTTGTCGGACTTACGAGTAAAATGTACGCCTCTTAATTTTTTTACTTTTTCTAAAGCATTTTCAATTTGATAAATATCTTCTTTGAGTGCTAAATCAGAATAAGCAGAAACATTACCTGTAGCTGTAAGATTACCGCTAGTATCACAACTTAACATAGTAGAGCCCGAATTGTTATCAACTCTCCATTGAGTATCAAATTGCATTACAGTATTAGCGTTTGTAGTGAAATAAAGCCTTTGCCTACCATCAGCAGAACTAATCCAAGCATCATTAGGTAGAGCTGAATTTAATTTTGCATTTATTTGAGTTTGTGCGTTAGATGAAAGAGTATTGATGTATTGAAACTCTGCACTTGTTACTGAGCCATCTGCTATTTTTGTAGCGTCTATTTGAGCTGCGGATTTTATATCAGCATTTGCAATATTAGTAATAGTGTTGCTGTCAGAGTCTATAGTTTTGTTAGTCAAAGCTACTGTTTCTGAAGCTGTTATACCAAAGCTACCTCCATTAATTTTAGCATTAGCACCTAAATCAATTTTATCAAACATATCATAAACTACAGCACCTGAACCACCTCCGTCTAAAATACATGCTTTTGTAAGGCCATTACCTACAGTTACATTTGCACCTGATCCTTGTGATATATTTATAGATTGAGATCCTGAAGTGGCATTCTCAATGAAAATTACTTTAGATAAAGTATTTGGAGCTATTGTTAAAGTTCTAGTTGCAGACAAATTGCCTGAAGATGTAACTTTTAAATAAAAAGCTCTAGCTTTATCTGAAGCCCCATCAGCTATTGTTGCAGTTACATCTGCGTCTGAACTAAAAGTTGCCTCTGTTTGATAAGAGAAAGCCTCTGCAATTAAGCTTAAATTTGTATTTGTTGTAGTACCCCAAGAACCAATTTGTTCTCCTGTACCCATTTCCTCCAATCTTAAATCGTTTTCGTATGAACTAGCCATTTTTAACCTCTGTTAAATTATAATTAAATTATTGTTTTTAAGCTACTTCTTCCCAAGAAGGCGTTTCTGAATCATTTACATCCGACCAACTAGGTGTTTGTGTGCTAGTAGTTTGACTGAAATTAGAACTTTGATCTTCATTTGTACCTGACCAACTAGGCGTTTGAGTATTGGTAGTTTGATTAAAATTAGAGCTTTGACTTTGATCTACATCTGACCAAACTAATACTGTACCTACAGAACCAATAGATTGTACTCCAACAACAGAAATATTAGCTTTACCTATAAAAGTTGGTAATCCAGGTGAGCCAGTTGCAGCTATACCTGCTACAGATACTCTATTTGATGATTTTTGAGTAACTGTTCCTACAGAGCTTGTTGCAGCAACTCCACTTAAAGAAACTGAAATGCTTATAGAAGCACTAGGCGTTCCTAAAGATGTTGTACCAATTTGACTTGATAAATTTGTATTTGCAAAACCTTTTTGAGTTGTAGATCCTACATTTGCAGTAGCTACTAAAGTAGTTGGAGTAACATTAGATTTAGATGTAGTAACAACACTACCCAAAGCAGATTCTCCTTCATCAGCCAAAGGTATTGAAACATTTGCTTTTGCCGTAATACTTACACTTACAGAACCAACATTCGCTGAAACGCTTGGTAAAATTGCTACGACACTTCCATTTACACCTACGCCACTTAATGCACTTGTTATTGATTGACCACTTGGAGTTACATTTGCTTCAGCATCTGTTGAAATAGTGCCTAATGAACTTGTTGATAAATTTCCGCTTAAAGAAGTTATAGCTTTAGCAATAGGCGTAATTGTACCTAAAGCTGATGTACCAACTTGGGAACTAGGTGTTATATTTGCTTTTGCTATAAAAGTAAAAGAGCCAACAGCACTTGTGCCAGCTTGACCAGTTAAATTTACACTTACACTTCCATCAACCCCTCCAAGAGCTGCGAAAGGAGTTTCTGCAAATGCACTATTACCAAACATAATTAATTATAAAATTTTTTTCTAAATTCTTTGCGTAATTTTTTTTCTTCTTCTACTTTTTTGTAGAATTTTTTGTCTATTTTTTTTGTGTCTAATTTTATAGCCATTCGCCTTGGTCTGTAGGATAACGAATATAGCCTTTTACCTGTTTTATTTCTAAAGTTTTTTTATCATAAACTAAGCCGTATATCCAAATAAAATCATCTTCCCTATTTTCAGGAACAGGAAAACTTAAATTTTTTTCTTTACAAAATTCTTTCATAATATCTTTAGTGGTTGTAAAGAAAACGTCATACTCATCTGCTTCTGTACCATCTTCATTAAAAATTTTTGCAAAAAAGAAAGTTGATGGTGCACAAACAGGAACTTCAGGCCTTGGTATAAAAGTGTTAGGGTGTTTTTGATAATTACTTGTGTGTTCCGTATCTGCTATAACCAACTTAAATTGCTTTTTACCTGTTACTGTATTGTATTTTATAGCGTTCCATTCTTTATATGTGTAGCCCACATCAGGAACTTTAAACTCTTCTAGAATATCTTCTGGGACATCTGTAAAAACATTATACCAACTATATGTTTTTACATTTGTGTATGGCGGTCTCAAAGGTGCGTCATCATGCTCTTGATAAGTGCCAATAATATTAAATCTATTTTGTTTCCAATCTTGATCTTTTCCAAAAACTTTTTCTACTTCTTCTATCAACTTATCGGATTGCCATAGTCCTATGTTGTAATCAGTCCTAACTAATTTTTTGTTTACATAAACTTCGTCATAAGTATTAGTGCTTTTTGGTACAGCCATATTGTTTTCAATATTATAGGTATCTATTTCTTTAGGCGGTATTAGAGTAGAAAAAGTTAAAAAGTCTTGATAGGTACATGCTTCCCACAATTTTTGATAATACTCAACATCTTTAGTTTCTACATAAGTGCCATCACTTTCTTCGGTAAGAATAATTCCGCTATCTGTTTTGTTCCATTCATAACGCAAATTTTTTTTTGTAATTGGATTTTGCACCCACATAGATATTCTATTGAAAGGCTTGTCATTTTCATCCACATCAGGATTTATCCCTATATTTCCAAATTCTTCTGTGAATTCCTTGAGTTTTATCTTACTCATGGGTTTCTACTAAAAACAATAGAACAAGAATTACCTGGAGCAGTAAAAGGAGTCATAGCAGAAGTATTATTGTCTGGAACAGTTTGGGTTATAGACCACTGCCATTGACTTCTATCTCCAGCAGCACTATAAACTTCACTTCCTCTTTCTTCATCACCAAACAACATATATAATCCTATTGCAGCACATAATGTACTTTTTCCATTTTTTCTTGGTACCTCAATAAATACTGTACGATATTTTCTTAGATTTGTTTTTTTATCTTTCCAACCAAATATATCACCAACTATTTTACTTTGCCATTTTTCCAATTTTAAAGGTTTGTTTGTTAGCTCTCCTTTGGTATGTGTTATAAATGTTTCTATAAAACCGATAGCTTTGTTTGCTGCTTTTTTATCAAAAAAATATTTAGTCAAAATAGTTATTTATTTGTGTATTATTATTAATTGTTGGAGCAGAAATACTTGCTCTTGCTACTGGTGTTAATCCAAATTGTGTAGCTAATTTTAATGCAGTATTTAAAGCATCCTTTGCAATTTTTTGATATGGTACTGCTTGTGCATGTTTTATTGTTCCATCTGGATGTT